CGTACCGACAATGGAAGATATCACAGCCGATGACTGGTATGTGATCTAACGCAACGCACGGAGCAAATGTAACTATGCCATATAAATTAGCAGCGGAAATGACGCTAGAACAAATGGGAATCATCAATAAGCAGCTCAATGATGATCTCCATGAGTATGGCGTTGACGAGAATAAAGTCCTCGATACTGCTAAAATGGCTATCAACACATGGACAGGGTATTTCCAAGACAATATTACCTCTGGTAAGAGAGACATGAAGTTTCTCTTACGTGACCAATGGGAATCAAACGAACGCGCACAATTTATACAGTTAGCCAAGGTATGCTTAACGTTCAATACTATGGCTGACGTAGTAAACAAGATTATCGCAGAACAGCGTAAGATGCGCCCTGCGTTAATGGTAAGATCGATTAACGGAATTGCTAGCGATGAAGACATACAATTACGCACTGATTTGTTGCGTTCTATTAGCTATCACTCTGACAATGATATTGTGTATCAGACAGCATTTGCGAGTGCCATGCAATTCGGCTATGGTGCGTTTAGCGTATATACAGATTACGAATCATCTAATAGTTTTCGTAGAGTAATCAAATATGACTTGATCGAAGACCCAACAACCATATTCTTTGATCCTTCCGCTAAGATGCCACACAAAGGTGATGGTAACTACTGCGGCAGACTGATCATGATGTCAATGGATGAGTTCACTAGTACATATCCTCACATACCTAACCCTGTTTCATATCAACAACCACAGATACTTAATACTCGATTGTTTAAAATGAAAGATATCGTAGTAATTTGTGAGTTTTACCAGAAAGAATGGTACCCAAAAACAATACACGAGCTAGATGACGGTCGTGTTGTAGATGATGACGCATGGAAAGAAGAAGAACGCGACTATAATGCAATGGAAAGGCGCATAGCTGACGCTGTTAAGAACGATGAAGACCCGTCATCTACAGACGTAATAATGTTACGTGATAAGCCGCAAATAGTTATGTCTAGGCAGGCTCAAGACTACAGAATCATGCACTACAGATTATTGCGTGACAGAATTATTGAAGCCTCAGAATGGGAATCGAAAGAACTACCGATAGTATTTGTACCCGGCAGATCAAACTACATAGACGGCAAGCAGTACACCAAGTCATTTATCTGTGACGCACGTGATATACAGAAGTTTGTGAACTACCTAGTTAGTGACATTGCAACAGAAGTAAAAAACCGCCGTCGTGAACAATGGATAGGTACCGCAGACAATATCGTAGGCCAAGAACTCGTATGGCGTAACCCTGAAGTGTCACAAGGCATGTTGATCGCGAAACCTGACCCAAAAACTGGCGCTATGCCTAACAGGTTTCCAGCATCTGAGCTTCCACAGTCGATCCTAGGCGCATTGAATTACTCCGTAGATGGTATCAACAAAGTATTAGGGTTCTACGATGCTAATCTTGGAAAGCAAGGTAACGAAACCTCTGGCGTTGCTATTGAGAACCGTGCAACGCAAGGAAACCTCAGCGCATTTGTGTTCTTTGACAATATGAATCAAGCAATAGCCCAAGGTGGCAAGGTCGTATTGAGCCTCATGCCAGCAATTTACGGCGATGAACGTAGTGTAATCTTGTCAAACGCTGCTGGCGAGTCACGTCCTGCCATGCTGAATAAACGAAAACCTGACGGCAGCGTAGAAAACCCAATACTAAATGGTGACTATGACGTTGAAATAAGTGCAGCGCCATCATTTGCAGTACAGAAAGCGCAAGCCTTGGAAATGTTTGTGAAGTTAGCTCAAACAAATCCATCAATATTCCCATTGGTTGCTGACTTGATAGCCAAGAACTTAGACATTGAAGACCAACATCGTGTGATTAAGCGCTTTGAAAAGCTAGTACCACCAGCAATACTGGCAGAAGAACGTGGGGAAGAACCACCCCCATCACCACCAAATCCACAAGAACAAATGATGCAGATGCAACAAGAGATTGCAAAGAAACAACTCGAGGAACGCGCAGAAGAACTGAAAATACGTCAAGAAAAACATGAACTTGACAAGGTTAAGCTGGCAATGGATGCACGCGAGCTACAAGAGAAACTTAAAGACAGTCAACACAGTAGAGAGACGGAACTACACAAAGCAGACTTAGATTTTACTGCTAAAATTGCATCAATAATTAAGGATTTGCACAAGTAAATATCACTGTGTATAATATTTGATAATATGTGAGATAGTCGCAAATTTAATTTGCTGGGTTTCGTAGTGATCCGAAAACTACTGGGTTCATAGTAAACCGTAAACTAGTGAGAGAGGCGATAAAGATGATGAGAAATGAAGAAGTAAACGTATTAGCAGCAAATGGTGACCAACCAGAAGTTGCAGAGGAAATTGTTGAGCAGTCAGATGCTCCAGAAGGCGAAGCAGAAACACCAAAGGAAAATACCCCTGACAGTGTTAAGAAACGGCTAGGCCAACAGGAGAAGAAGCATAAGCGCGAGATGCGTTCCATGCAAGATCAACTGTCGCAGATGCAGCAATACATTATGTCCCAGCAACATAACGCTGGCCAGACACAGGGTAATGCCGAGCACGAAGCGATGCAACAGCCTCCACAACAACAAATGGTTGACCCAATGCGGCAACTCGAAATGCAGCGTCTTGAAGAGGACTTTAAACAAGACCTTGAACGCGCATCAGACAAGTACGAAGACTTCGACGACATCGTGCAAGACCATAGATTGCCGTTTACGAATTCTGTTAGAGAGGTGTTAAAAATCCTCGATAACCCGGGTGATGTTGTATATGCACTTGGCAAGAACCGTGACGAACTCTATAGAATTGCTGGCCTTTCTCAACATGCGCAGGCCAAGGAGCTGCATAAGCTTTCCAAGGCTCTGACAATGAAGGAAAAGACTGCGCCAAAAGTGCAGCCTAAAGTGATGGGACAGATCAAGGGTAATTCATCTGGAACTAAAAGCCCCAGTGACAAACCGACTGTTTCCGACTTTAGAAAAATGTTGAGGAATGGCGGTAAGTAGCACTTTCACTAATAGTTATTAAAGTCTGCTGCCGGTCAAACCTCTAGTATTTTATACATGGAGATCGGCAAGCATGGCTAACCAATTAATCACTACTGACCTAGTATCAAACTATGCTCTAGCAGCATTTGCAAACGCAGCACCGTTTATTATGACAAGTAACCGTTCGTATGAAGGTGACTTTAACGGAGCTGGCTACAAAATTGGCGACACATTACGTGTACGCAGACAAAATCAATATCTAGTAGGTGACGGTGCGGTTGCATCACCACAAAACATCCTAGAAACTGTTGAATCTTTGACCATTAATCACCAATATCACACGATGATCTCTTACACAGTGCAAGATTTGCAATTGCGTATTGAAGATTTCGGACGTATTTTCATTAAACCAGCGATTCAAAACATCGTATCGCAAATGGAATCGGATATTGCTGCATTAGCTGTTCAACAATTGAACTTCTTCACAGGCTCGACAGCATCGTCAGTTAACAGCTTCTCTTCTGTTGACAAAGCGGGATCTAAGCTTTTAAGTCAGTCAGTCAATTTGTCAGATGATGCTTACTTAGCATTGTCATTGAAAGACGCTTCTGATCTTAAAGCATCTTTGCTGAACCAATTCCTGCCGATGACCAACGAAGACGTAGCTCGTAACACTGCATTGGGTCACTTGTCATACTTTGACATTTTCCAATCTCAGTTAATTGCTACCCATCAAGCTGGTGCAGGCGCAACATTGCATGCTGGCGATGTATTGACTGTCAACGGTGCTGTCGCTTCTGGTAACACAATCGTGCTTGCTGGTGCAACTGCGTCTGTAGCTAACTATTTCTTACCGGGCGACTTGATTCAAATCGCAGGCGTGAATAGCGTTACACCAATTGGACGTTTAGACAATGGTTACAACATGCAATTTGTTGTGCAACAAGCGGCTTCATCAAGTGCTGGCGGCGCAGTAACATTGACGGTATCACCTGCAATTATCAGTGATACAGCTAACCCATTGCGTAACGTAACGAACCCAGTGCCAAACGGTGCAATTGTTACTAATATCGCATCACATCGTTGCAACATTGCATA